CCAACCTGCTATGAGTGATGATAATACCGTAACGATAGCTACTATGTTTTGTATTGATAATCCAAACTTTGCGTTTTGTAGATTATCTACTAATTGTTCTGCGTCTACTTGTTTCTTTGCCATTATTCTACCTCTTCTACTACTTCTTCTACTACTTCTTCTACTATTTCAATTGTTTTGATTGTTTCATTTAAAGAATCTATCATTTCTGATGTCTCTAATGATGAATCTAAACTAATATCTAACTTTTCACCTAATTGAACTAATTCCTCTTTGTGTTCATCTGAAAAATCTTCCTTAGCTAAAAGATTTCCTGAGTGTAAATTTGCGTAATCTACCTCTACTGAACCAAAGTCCTCTGCTACTGAATCCCAGTTTGCCATTTTTTTTCTCCTTAATTAACAACAAGTGCAATTACAACAATCACATTTCATTGTATTTCTCCTATTTAAATTTGTTGTCTATCCAACATTTTCCATAATACATTAAACCTAACCAAATGGTAATTATAATACCATCAAAATAACTTAGGTTATTTAATTCTGCTAAACCTTCCATTATAAGTCAAACCCAAATGAAATCAATAAAGTTTCGTTGTGGAAACTATCTGTATTGTAATAATATGCTAATGATAAATCTACAATACCTGCGTCAATACTACCACCTAATGTGATGTAATCAACTTCAAATTCTGATTCTGTGTAGTATCCTAATTTAAAACTTGCGATACCTAAGTCGTATTGTCCACCTAATCCGATTGAATTATAATCTTCAAACACTTTAACATCTGATGCTAATGTGAAGTTTCCGAACTTCTGTCCAACACCAATACCTACTGACATAGGTAAATTAAGTGATTGGTCTAAGAATTTAGTTTCACCACCGACATCTTTCAATACAATACCTAATGATGTATTACCGAACTCTTTGTAAGCACCTAAGTCAAATCCATAATTCATATCAATATCAAAGTCATCAATAAAACTATGATTGTATAGATTTAATCTTGCTCCAAACATCCAATCTTTAATTTGAAAACCATAACCACCACTTAATCTAAATGATGCGGATTCAAAATCTCCAAGTATAATACCACCTTGGTCTGCTTGTGTTTGTTCACCATAGTTAAAGTAAAATAGTTCACTTGACCAACCTATATCTGATGTATATAGAATACTTTGGTATCCCATATCGTCTGTTAGGTTTGGTAACCAATCTACATATGATATTTCTTGGTGTGATTCTCTTAGTCCTGCAAACGCTGGATTGTGAAATACATTTTTCACATCTGCGTGTGCTATACCGACATTACCCATACCGGCACTATTCACACTTGGATTAAGTGTAAAGATACTATTTGCTTGTGCAAATAATGTTCCTGTTAATACTAATAAACTTAATAATTTTTTCATCTTTATCCCTCTTATTTAATTATTGTAAATTTCTTAGACTTAATTTTGTTTTCAGTTTCCATTACGAATAAGTAAATACCTGCGTCTAATTTTTGGTATCCACCATATCCTTCACCGAAGGCATCTGGTAAATCTGAAAAAGTGTAAGTGTGCATTCCGTCATTAACGACTTCATCTAATAAAGTTCCAACCTTTTGACCATTAGCGTTAAAAATACTAATCATCACATTACCTGATTGTTCCATATAGAATTGGAAGTTAATTGAACTATGTTCACTATCGTTATATGGATTTGGGTAAACATAAGTCATCTCATCTTCTGATGGTTGTCCACCACCGAATGCCCAAAACTTATTCCATATATTTATTTTACCACTTTGTCTTTCCATTAATAAGTCATCTCCGTTTGGATTACCAGCGTTAGCTTTTCCTACAAATTGTAAGTCTGCTTCTGTCCATTCTTGATTGTTATTTTCATTTAGTGTTGAATTAAATACTAATTCCAAACCAACCATTTCTTCTGTAATGTAGTAATCTTGTGGTGCATTATTTGGTGAATTTTCTAATGCTCCGAATGATATTGTTTTGTATCCATAATCATCAATCTCACTTTCATTTAAATAAGTCATCCAAGGACCTGGTAAAGTTCCTGTTTGAGCGTCTGCAAATGTTAATTGGTTAGTATCGAATCTAACTTCAAATTCAAATCCTGCAATCTTTGTAGGTTCTCCTGTTATCGCATCTACACTTGGTGTAATTGTCAATGGAACTACAACTTGATTACCCATTTGAACTTTAACACTTCCGTCATCTGGTAATGATAAACTTACATCTACTGAGTTTGTAGCGATAACTTTACTTGCTCCGTCATACTCACCATTTGAATTTGTGTATGTCCAAGCTGTTGGTGCGTCATCACAAGTTGCATTTACACAATCTTGATTCCAAGATGTTGTTCCACCATTATCACTTTGAACCGTGTGTGTATCCCAACGATAGTATGTTGCTCCTGCATATGCGTCTTGATATCCGTCTCCATTTTGTTCTTGAACTTTTGTTCCTGTTAGATTTATATCACCTGTAAAGTAGTATGCTATTTCATCTTCGGTATAATCTGGATTTACATCTCCGTCAGTATCTACATCAGGGTCATCAAATGTTGATGTTCCTGCTCCAACTTGAATTCGTAATGTATCTTGTCCTGTTTGAACTTCGTCCATCATATCTGGATTTGTCCAAACAATTCCACCAGCGTCTTTTTCAAGTTGCTCTGTTTCTTGGTCTAAATTATCGTCCCAAAATACACTAAACTCTCTTCTTTGTTTTGTATCACCACCTCTAAGTGCTTGGTAGTAATTTATAGCTGGGTCTTCGTCAGAACCATTTGCTTTTAAGTTATCAATACTTGACCATTGTTGATATGTGTTTCCGTTAATGTGTGTATATGATGTTTCAAATACTCCACTTACATATGCCCATAAGAAATATGTATCGTTTAATTGGAATACATCATCTCCATCTACATCACCAATCAAGTATCCACTTGGTGATTCTACTTTAATATCACTTGTGGTTTCAAATTTATTTGATTGGAAATTAAATGATGCGATTGCGTCATTAATGTTTGTAATCGCTCCTCTATCTAATTCTAATTGTGTGTGAGAACCAATGTCATCAGCTGCGTCTGGTGGCCAGAACGATACTCTATAATTATTATTTCTTGGTAATTGAATATTGTAATATCCATTTTTATCTGTGTATGTATAATCAAAGTAAGATACACCTAAGAAACCATTACCAGGTAATGTTTGGTCTGCTAATGTTGTTGTTCCATTAGTATCTGTCATTTTTAGATAATAGTATGTTCCACTATCATCACCAATAACATCGTCAGATAAATCCTCGTCTGCTGTATTTGAATCATCTGCTACATCTTCAATGTCATACCAATTAGTGTATGTTGGGTCGTCTGTTGTGTTTACGTCATCATTGTTTTCATCTAACTCAAATACAACTTTCCAATAAGGATAAGTCTTTTGTTCAAAGTCATCACCATTATCTTTTACTCCATCTCCATTTACATCAACCCATTCACCAATGTATCTACCGAAACCTTCAACATCAACAAGTTTTGGATGTAGAGTAATGTCTCCTCTTGCACCTCCATTGTCTGTTCCATCTGTTCCCCAATTACCATCAATGTAAACTTTATAATCTAATAGGTAATCATCAGATACATAAGTGTAGTATCCATTACCACCCTCATAAAGTGTTGGTATTCTAAATGAGTGTGGTTCATAATTATCCACTACATCATTAATTCTAAATTGTAATTTTAATACTTGTGCTTGGTTTCCGTTTCCATTACCAAATGTAAAATCTGGCACTCCATCGCCTGCTCCATCATTTTCAGCAATATCAACTCCGTGACTTACCATAGTAATTCTTAACCAATCATAACTCGCATCTACTACTGATTCTTCATTACCATTGTCTTGAATACCATCTTTATATCCTATATTTTCAAAGTGAACTACTTCGAAAGAATAGTCTGTATCGTTGTTTGATGTTTCATCACCTTCAGTCCAACCTGATATGTGACTACCTTTAATTACTCGTGAGTTTCCTTGATTCCAAGCATTGACTGATGTTTCTGCTGCAATATCATTTCCTTGAGCATCCACATCGTTTGTATTCGGTTCAACCCAAGTAATTAGGTCGTTATCGAATGCGATGTCAAATCTGAATGTAGTAATATCTGCACCATTGTCATCTAAAGTTACTTCTAATTCTAAGATATCATCTCTCCAAGAATCAAAATTGTTGTTTTTTAAAGCTGGTGTTGTTGTGTCGTCTGCTAAGAAAGTCTGTAATTGTACAGTCTCTTGATTTTTCCACCAGTATTCTGGTGTTTTCCATTCACCGATTTGTTTTACTCGGATAATAGGGGTTTGTGCGAAAATTGTTCCAAACATCACCGCTGTCATAACCATATTCTTCATAAAATGAAACATTGTTTTCTCCGTTGGTTGTATACACTAATAAATATCAATTAAGGAAAAATTATAATAAATTAGACATCAAATCTTACTACAAATGTAGTGTCGATATCTTTACTCATTTTGACTGGTTTTGCTAACTTTCCGTGAGCTAATAGTTCGTTGTCTTCACTATAAAGACCGACATTAGTCACATAAGGATTAAAGTCAGAACCCGTTGTTATGTCTATTGATTCAGTTGCTGCATTATAAAACAAAGCATAACTACCTGTTCCTTGACCTGTTGGTTTATGACTTGGCGGGAAGAAGTTGGACATTGAAACTGCCCCTTCTTTTACTGTGACACTACCACTTCTACCAGGTGTTAAACTGATATTTGTTGATGTGTTAAATTCAAATGGTTTACATCTTACACGATATTCATATTCATAAATTGTATGTGTTGATTTATACTTTAGAGTAAATGGTGATGTTGCTGCATCAGCGTAAGAACCCGTATCGGTAAATGCTAATAGTCCGTGTTTATAAAATATGTTTCCTACTTCACTACCACTACCTACTGCATTTGTAGTAGTTGTACTACCACTTAAAAAATTATTTGTTTTGAATGTTGAGAAACTTGCAGAGTGTGCATTATCATAAAGATTACCATCTCCGTCATCTCTAATATCATAGGTTACTCCACCAATAGTTACTGATAAATCAAGTGTGCCGGGTTGTATTTCTTCTCCAAATAAATCCCTTGGAACACTAATAATTGATGCTGATAAATTTAATTCCCTATTGGTTACTCCAGGATTCATACTACCGGTAATGTGGTCAGCATAAAATGTTTGATTTAACATATGCCAAGTTGGTAATCCATAATAGTTTGTTGTTACTGAACCTGATGTTATTGATGTGATTGCGTCTGATGCGCTTGAGTAATTATATTGAGAACCACTACGAGCCTTAACACCAAAAACTCCACTTCCACTATCGTTATTAGTAAATGTAAAGTTCTTGTTGGCCTTAAAAGGCTTTATAGATTTGTCTTGTGGGTCAAGATTTTTGAACATTAGTTTGTCCTAAAAATCAAGTTTCACTTTAATAATAGCTTCCCTTGAATATGAATTTAGTAAAGGTTGAGATAGTTTAGCAATAGCTAATAGTTCGTTCTCATCATTGTAAAGACCAACTTGTGTAATAAAAGTTTTTGGGTCTTTATAGAAAGTTGCTTGTGTTAATGAACCATCTGATGCCGTAGCAAAAGTTGGATTAGAACTAAAGTTAAACTTCTTGTTGTTTACACGAACAAAGTAATTTGTTGAACTAATTTCTTCTTCTCTTCTTGCTTGGAAACTTGAGCCAGATTTAATTGAATTATAAAATGCCTGTGGTCTGTTGTTAAATGCGTCAGCTGCTCTTGGATTTACTGCTAATCCACCACTCGCTTCAACTTTTGGTGCATTCAATAATATCAAACCTAAGTCAGGATAAAACAATCCAAATGAGCCGTGGTCAGTAGTTTCTGCGGCTGCTGTTGTTGCGACTCCATCAGATATTGTTCCACTAACAACATTAAACACTCTACCACCTTGATTAACGGTAACATCTGTTGTTGCTCCACTATCATCGATTAAGTGTGTTTTAGAATTTTTTGCGTAAAGTGGCATCAAACCAGTTAAAGTTAATTGCCAATTACCTGGGTCAATCTTTTCTCTTTGTCTTGCTCTTTGGAAAGAAACAAAATAAAAGTCTTTATCACCTGATGCTGTTGGTGAAGAAGTAAATTCAAATCTATCTGTATTAGGTGCTAATAATACATTTCTAAATTGTCTATACATTGCTGCAGTATTTCTACCACCACTTGTTAATTTGGTTGTATTACCTGCTGAACCAGTTCCCTCAACGTGTGCATATCCGACTGCGAACTGAACTTCTGCAGAAGAATCTGAGTTTGGGTCTGCGTTGTATATATCTAAAAATGAACCTGTAATAGCTCCATTGAGTGATTGTGTAAAGAAAGTTGTAAGTGTACCTGAACCACCTGTCCATAATCCACTTGAGATTGTAGTTCTTTGATTTTCAACTACATCATTTTCTTTATCAAATATTTGAAATGTCGACATTATTTACTCCTTATAATTTACTTGGGTCTGCTTTTACAGTTATTGGTAAGGTGAATTGTGCACCTGATTGATTACCTACTACCGTAACATTAGTTGATGTTAGTGAAGTAATCGACCTTGATATCAAGTTTACTGACTTAGCAGTAACCGTAATAGAACGTTTTCTTTCACCCTCGTTTAAAAATACTGGAGTGGTTGCTCCTCTACCTTTTGGCATTAGGTCGAAATCTTCTTGAAGAACTCCGCCTCTACCTCCAGCTACTCGTCTTCGAATAGCTCCTGCATTTCCACCACCACCAATTCCGGCTGGTGTTATGTTTGCTATTGAAGCATTTTGTAATACAAATGTGTAAGATGTATCAACACCATTTCTTGTGTTTGGTGTGATAGCTTGGATTTGTCCTGCTCCATTGAAAGTCAATGATGGACTTGGTAATTCCAATATAGGAAGTTTTGCTGTTTCCTTTGGAAGTGTTGTTAACTTATATCTCATAAGTTGGTTTTCATCTACGAACGCCTCTAACAAAGGCATATTTTCAATCACCGCTCCATAATAGTTTGAACCATTTGGATGTGTTGTGTCGTAAAGACTATAATCGATTTCATCATCTGCTAATGCAAATTTTGTTATCTTAAATTCATTCTGCCCTCTTGCCAAAAGTTCACGACCTTTTTTTGTCAAGATTGCGTCTACTGTTATACTTGTATTATCTAAAAATCCCATTTATTTTGCTCCTGTGGAAGTTATATAACTATTCTTAATCATTAATAAATATAAGAAAGTTAAATTTTCCATTAGTTTTATTCAGTTCTTAACTTGGTTATATCTGAATCTTGTGTTACTATTGTTGTTGGTGATACCTGATTAACTTCAATAGGTTCTTTACCATCTATTGTGTTATCTCTTGTTAAACTTACTCCTTGATAAAAAGTTCTAAATAATGATGAATCGTATGCTACACTTTGAACATCACTATTAATAAATGATGAACTATATGCCACCGGCGTTCCGATTGAAGCACTTAGTGAACTTGAATAAAAGTATCGTTTTTCTTGATTGTGTTCTGCAGTTCTTGAAGCAGTTACATTTGGTTGTAATACTTCTGTAAATATTTTGTTACTTGTTCCTGGCCCATCCTCAACACTTGCTGTTGCATATGTTGTTCCATATTCGCCTCTTTTGTCTATACCATCCAATATCATTATAGAACGATTGTTTAAGAATCCTAATGATGAACCTGTATCAAAGAATGCTAAATTAATTTCACCATCGTATGTATTATATTCACCACCTATCTCAACCATATTATTATCAGAACCACTTATAATTCTTGTTACTTGGATTCCCATATCAAAGTGTCCTGCATTTTCATAATAACGATTATCAAATTCTGGTCTATCTCCAACAACTTGCTTTGAACGCTCTAATATATTTGGTTCAATCAATACTCCAAGTGAAGCGTTTGCTCTTGCAGGAATTAAGTTAGTTACTTGTGTAAATACACTTGAGTCATAATACTTTAATATTCTTAAGTAATCCCAAAAATTATTTGAATTTGAATATCGTTTAAAATATTCTGTGCGAATATCTCTTAAGTCAGGATAGTTCTTTTTAAATTCATCTCTTGGGTCACCGATATAATCATCAAAGTTAAAATCTGCTATACTATAAATAATATCTTCATTAACTACATCAGTTGGTGAGAAGTAAATTCCTAATCTATTACTATCTATTGGTGCAAAGTCGTCTGATGATTTTTCTTTTCTTTCATTAACCACTAATGGTTGTTTAATTGTTGTGTCTTCAATTCTAATCTTTGTTGCATTTCTTCTTGCTGGCCCAACATCAGGAACTCTCATTTGTTCTTTGTCTACTAATGTTCTTGAAAAATTACCTGTAAATCCACTAACTTGAACACTATGTTTTTCATAACTTGTAACATGCGCTGAACTCGTTACACCAAATGTTGTAATGTTTTTATTGTCGTTCAATTCATAACGAATTAGTAGATTATCATATGATGATGAATATGTATTTCCATTATATGCTTTTGGTGTTCTAACGTGATTATCAAACACACTTGCTGTTAATGGTTCTGACCATAAACGATATTCCATCAAAGAACCTGTAAACATATTTGTTCCAAATCTACTACCACTACCACCTAAGTATATGTGTCCACTTGAAGTGTATGAAGCGTTCATATTTGATGCCGTGACTATCATAGCTTCACTTGATTCGTATAGAATTTTTTCTCTTGAAGCTTCGTAATACTTTGTTGTCAGTTCATAAGAAGCACTTGTATAAATATTTTCTGAAGTAAATTCTGCTCCACTACCTGACATTGTTCTTTTTAACATTACTGACCAAAACTCATCATTATAAAATGGTTGTTCTGATGAAGTGATATAATTTACAACTCCGTCTGAACCACTAATGGTAAATCTTAAATGTCCATAATCATCTGTCTTACCATTATCTTCCAATGAGATAGCGAAGTCACCATCTTTTTGTAGTATGACTTGGTCTTGTGATTTAGGACTTCTAAATCTAAATTCTAAAGTATCTGGTAGTAAATTACTACTTGTCCCCCATTTAGTTTTAATGTATTGTGATGCTTTAAAATCTGTTGCTCTTGTAAACTTTCTTTTAATTTCATAATTAACACCTGTTCCTTTGTCTGGTCCACCATACTCACGAACCCTTAACATTGAACTTGGAATACCATAACAATTTAGTAAACCCGTTAATGCTCTTCTTGTTCCTTTTGCTTTAATAAAGAAAGGTAAGTTTGCTAATATCCTTTTCCATATTTCTTCTGTAACTTCTTCTTGTGGTGTTTCATATAAATCTCCACCATCAGCGTCTTTACCCAATAAATACTCAGGTAAAATCATCAAATCATTTCCAGTTACTAAATCTAATCCAAGTGCAGCTGCATAGTGCTTTGCTACATCCTTAGATATACCCTCAGATATTTTTTCTACTCGTTTGTTTAAATCGGTTATAGACTTTGTATATGTCCATACTTCATCAAATTGTTGTCCAACCATATCCATAAATTCTAAAAATACATTATTGGTTGGGTCTGCATTAATATGTTCTGGTAAAGAATTTCTTAAAGAGTTCATATTTCGTTGGTCATAAGCAGAAGAACTTGCTATCATCGCATTATACCAAGTAGAAGCATCTGAACCTGTTGTGTGAGCTAATGTAAATGGTGAAGATGAATTTTCTTTTGGCCAAGCTGTATCGTGAAATTGTCCGTCTGATGAACTAACATAAGATGAACTTTCAAAATATAAATAATGCTCATATGGGTCAAATGAATTAATCACTCTTTGTTTTTGTAATTCTACCTTTTCTTGTTGTGCAGCTGAATCTGCTATTAATACAAAAGAAGCACTCGCTGCACTATGACTTTCAATCAATAATAATTTTTTTCTAAAGTTTTTAAGTCTTCTTTCTGCACTTGAAAAGTTTACAAAGTTTCCAAAACCTGTATCATCATTTTCAAATTCTAAATCAGTTGTAGTTTTTTGATAATCAATATTTGGTTGAACCTCTAATAAACTTTGAGATACCAATAATCTTTCTATATCTCTTTTATCATTATCTTTGTTACTTGTTAGATTATCGTGTGATGAATAGTTTGTTCCTTGAAAATTAATTGGATTATCAACTGAATTCATATTTGGAATTCTTAAGAATATTCCATTATCCTCTTTATCGATAAATGGTTCTAAACGAACTACATCTTTATAATCCGGCAATCTTTTTTCTACAAAATAAACTTTATCTTGAAGTCCTGCTTGATTTAAAGGTTGTTTTAATTTAAGATATCTTTCATCACCAGAATCATCAAGTTGTTCGTTTATGACCAAATAATATTGGTTATCTTTAACCATATAGGTTTTGTATCGTTGGATATTATTCTTGATATAATTAACTCTAAAGTTTTTAAACTTTTTCGCTACTTCGTCATCACCTTTATGGTTATAAATATTTACACCATCATTGTAAGATAATGAAACTCTAACACGATTACTATCCAATACTTCTTCGATGGTTGCTACAAAGTCTCTTGGTGTTAATTTGTTTTGTGCTTCTACATTAGTTACAATTTTTTCTTTTGCTTTACCTGATGTGCCACCACTTTCAGTTTCACCAATTGGATTAATAACTTTTTTTATTTTCTTAGGAATAAATCTACCTAACCCTTGAGATGTTAATTCTACTTCTACCTCTTTTGAAGCTTCAAATGGAATATTACTTTCATCTTTTCCTGTAAGAACATGCTCTCTAAATTCTTCTCTTAATTTCTTTAAACTTGATGGTGGGTCTTTTGGGTCAAATCCAGCGTCTTTGATTGGGTCGTGTATGACTTTTCCGTCTTCACCGATTTCTTCTAATACTACTCCACCTGGTCCGAGAACTTCTGTTACTCCGTCAGGTCTTAAAATTGTTTGTCCTGTTTTTATTTTTGAAGGAACTTGAACACCAATATCTTTATTCGAATATCTATCACCCGTCGGCACTGATTCATACTTAGCAGTTGTTACATTTGGTGGTGGTATTGTTAATGATTGAACTGGTGAAGGTTCTGGTTTAGCTTTTGTTGTATTTTTAGTTTCTTCAACAAACTCAGCTACTGTATTTAAAAATGAGTCCTTTGGTTTAAACATCGCTCTGATGTTTTCTGCTGCATTACCTTTGTTCGAAGTGTTTTTTTGTTCTACAATTTCAGATAGTTTTGGTCTCGTTGGTAATGATGGTGGTGCTGTAACCTTTTGTCTAAAGAATCCTTTTTTTCTTCTTGCTCGTTGAACGGCGTCTTTAGCAGCAGATTTTGGTGCTGATGGTCTACCACCTCCAGCAGATGCTCTATTGTTTTCGGAAATTAATCCTCTATCATATCCTTTTTCTTGTGCCATTAGTAATCTCTGTCTGCTGCTCGTTCTTGTAATTCATTATCAGCGTCTTCGTCACCTTGTCGTGCTAACTCAATTAAATCTTGTTGTGTTAACTTGTTGTAATTTTCCTCTACGCCTTCATCTTCTATTTCTTCTAAATCTTCGTTTGTGGTGTCTTCTTCACCTGTAACTTTATACATACTTGGTATGACAATTTGTCCACCTATCATATTTTGTGTAAATCCCCTATCTTGTGGGTCGATGTCAAATTCTAAAACATTTCCATCTTTGCTATCGAACTTGATTAGTCCACTATTATTTGACGAAATTGGTGAGTATTCAATTAAGGAATTCATTTCTTTAAAATCGTTCACATATTCTTGTGTGTTTACCATCGAATCAAGTTCTACTTTACACTCCATTCTATCAGGAGCCACATCAGAAATAACATACTTTTGCTCTTTTATGTATACTTCAACTGGTTCTGCATTTCCCTTTTCTTCATCAGATATAAATTGAAAGTGTCTTATTTCACCATTGACAACTTTTCTTTCAGTAGGACCAGTATATAATTGCCCACTTGCTGTAACAAATATAGTTCTTGGTCTACCTGCCAACCTTCTTAAAAACTTGTAAGTAACTTTGTAATCACCTTGACGAAATCCCAAATCTCTCAAATGTTGTCCGATATCTAAATCAGTAAAGTTTCCACTTGAATCGATTTCAACTTCGTTTAGAGCTAATATCTTTGTTGCTAATAAGTTATCATTTAAACCATAAACATATAATGCAACAAAATCATTAGTAGTATCTTTACCAAAGCTACTATAAACTTTATCTTGTTGATAGTAGGTCAGCTTTTCATTATCTGTAAATCCATATTCTAATGCCATTAGTTGTCCTCATCTCTCACATATGGTAAATCAAGTTTTAACCATATTTCTTGTCCTCTTCTCGTAAAATATAAGTGTTCATTAATTACATCATCATAACGAAAAGTACCTATGTCTTTTTTTAAAGAGCTATAATTATGTCTATCACTTCTCTTTTTCTTTTTATACCACTTACCTTTCTTTTTACCTTTAAGAGTAAATTTTTTAACTGGCCTTTCTTCTTTTGGGTCATTTGATTGTATAAAGCTTACCCAACCATCTGGATTATCTCCACCAGCTGTGCCCTCTTGTTTAAAGAATTTATTCAATCTTTCGTGTAGTAAGTCTGTTGACATATCGGGTGTGTTTTCTTCTTGAAAATATTCGTTAATAAATTGAATTAAAAAATCTCTATTTGTCATTTGAAATTGAACTGTATCTTCGGTAGTATTTGTATCATCATCTTCATCATCATCCTCAATGTCTGAATCAGTAAAGTAATGAGTAAAAGAGTTATCAATATCTCCTACAAAAAATTGTTGTTTGTTTTCTAATCTAACTTGTTGATTATCTTCTTCTAAAGAAATTCCATCAATAGAACTTTCAAACGAAACAAGTCTTCCTTGTTCATCTCTTAATGGTTGTTTAGAATCAACAACCGAACCTGATACATTTAGTTTAGCTTTTAAATCGTCGATTTCATTTTGATATTCTTCAACATCACCATTTAATATATTATTGTAATGTTCCGATTTTAATCTTACATCTTTAATTCTATATGGCATTGTTTTATCTCACTACTCTAAATTCATATTCATCATCATAGTAATTAATTTGTTCATCATTTCCACTACCACTAACTACCTTGAAACAAAATCTATAATTTCTTTCTGCTTGCAATCCGTCCATTTGTATGTTGAAAAAATTACCTGTTGAATCACAACTAATTTTAGAACCTGTTCCAAATGGAATTATTTCTTCCTCAGTATCAGCGTCTTTTACTTGATAGAAAGCAGATGCGCTTGGTAAATATTTTACATCTAATTCTGCGGGTGTTGTTGCAAAAGCGGTTGTTGGATATAGTTCTCTACCAACTACTCTTAGTTTTACTTTTGACTTTTCCTTGTATTCAGGTCTTAAATTTTTAAAATAAACTTTTAGTCTTTCTAAGTCTGTTGCTGTTAATGCAGACAAACTTCCTGTTGACCAACTTGAATCATCCCACACTGCTTCTAATTTAGGTGGATAGATTGTATGTGTTTCTCTTGAAAAGTATTTTAGATTTCCTAATCGAGTTGAGTCACCTTCTTGTCCTGAAGAAAAATTAAACATTGATGATGATGGGTGTTCTCCGTAAGAACCACTATCTTCTCTTTTAACAATGAAGCCGTTGTTCGGGTAAATAGAACTCGAATGAATCCAATTGTTTACTAAGTCAGTTACATCTGCCCTAACATCTTTATCATCAAAAGTTAAGTTGTATGAAGAACTGATATTGTATTCTTGTCCAGAAGCGTAACTTGATGTAAACCAAGTTCCTCCGTCAGTCAATACTGAACCCGTTACCCAAGGTGTTTTTGCCTCGTGGTCACGATATTGAAAACTTGCTCCGTCATCGGTTACTGGATTGTGGTCAAGTTTTCCTGTTCCTTGTTTCCAACTACCACTAACCATATAGATGTGTAGTGGTTGTTCTGCTTCAACCTCTTCTGAAGTTGCGTCGAATAAATTTAAATAATATTTTGTAGTAGAAGGCATCAGACCACTTTGAACTGACTCAGAAATATAACTTAAGTCAAAGTCAATCAAGATTCTTGATACATTTCCAATTGTTCCACTTTGTTGAACAACTTTATTAATTTCTAATATCTCATCTAATCCAGTATTAATTGAAGATGTTGTTCCACCTGAATAGATTGTTGTATCTCTTTTTCCAAATTCAAAATAATGCATTATTTGTCTCCTATGACCATACCCTCGATATCAGCATCAGGGAATTTCAGTTCAAATATACTTGGGTCTAATGAAGGATATATAATTCCATCTTTTGATGCGGAATCAATATCATAAACATTACCGCTATATCCATCACTGGCTTTATATTTATTTTCTATTACAATTAAATTCTTTTGTGGATTGTTTGTTTCTGGTGCAACAATAGAAACAACTCCGTCAACTAACGATAGTTGATATGCTAAATCACTCAACACAATTGGTTGATTAATTTGCCACTTTTCTGTTGCGAAGAAGTTTTTAACTTGTTGTATTGCTCTAAACAATACATCATTTTTATTATATCCTCTACGAGTTATAATATTAAATTTTACACCGATGTTTATAACATATGCGTCTTTAAGATTAATCGCATCTGTCAATACTCTATATTGGGATAGATATGTTTTTAAATTTTGCTTTACTGCTTGATTGACTGCAGCTAATTTTTTAGTTCCTGTATATCCTAATAAATACATATTTAATGCTAATGGGTTAGATTTTTCTGATGTTATAGTTTCAACCTGCCCATTGTTCACTTGTAGTTGAGTTTCTTCTAATTGTTCATCTTGAACAATAAATGCTTTTGCAATATTACCATACTTTTGTGGTAATGAATAAACTCTTGTAATGTAATCTGCTTTTGTAACTGCTCTGTTTTGTGCATTGAAATATGCTGCAGCATTTTCTTTAATCTCTCTTAGTGTCTCTTCACTTGCTCCACCCGATGAAGGTAGTTGATTGTAAACTCTTAGACTTGAATCAGCTGTGAGTGCCGTGTCACTATTTAAACCTGTTGTGCTATTTGTATAGACTTTTCTATTGAATCTATTAATTGTGTTGGATGGAACATTATGTTCTACCGCTCCACCATAATTGTAAGTTATGGTTAGTGTTGTATTCGCTGGTGATAATCCAAATGTTTGTGTTTTTAAAAAGTTAGTTGGGTCAAATGACTCATCTAATCTCGATACACCCGTTCCTAATGATGAACCAACATTATCAGGATTTGGAATTAGTTCTTCGTCTGCGTCCGAACTAATACCACTACCGAATCTTAGTTCCATTCTATCATCTTCACGAACATAAGTTGTAAATCTTTTTGCTGTTTTAATTAGTTTTAATAAGTATGGCGCATCGTTTTGGTATTGAGATAAATTTGGGTCATTCAATGTTGTATTTTCTTCTGATTCAAAAATTGTATCTTGTGCTAAGAAAGGAACTTGATACCAATCATTTCCTTCACTATCAACACAAGAGACTACTTCAGTTACTTTCTTTTCTGACAATACTATCTTGTCAAACTTTTTAGCGCCAGTAAATACGAATTCTTCACTTGTTCTTGTTCCAGATTTTGCTATTCCTTTTTTAGTTAATCTGTAATTTGTAGGATTTGTTCCAGAAGATGGTTGTAACATTTCAACATCCATCGTATCTAATGAACTTGATACCTTAAAGTTTACATCATCTAATAAAGTAAATTCTGTTCCGTTACTTGAAACAACGGTAGAATTAGCTTCTATCTTTCCTGCATAATCTAAGTCTGCTTTAAATTTTCCACCACCCAAAGCTTTAGCAGGAACATCTACTTGAAATGATAATTCTACTGTTGAAGGTGCTGCTAATCTTGGTTTGTATCCATATGATTGTGCGATTGCCAATACATTTTTTCTTTCTTCTGCAAATTGTAAAAGTGTTTCTCTGAATTGATTATCAACATAGTAATTCAATACATCACCGACATATGCTGCCATTTCAACAAACATCATACCTGGTGATGCTTCATTGAAATCATTGTATTGATTTGGGAAATATGATTTCGCAAATTCAATTAAATTTTGTCTGATATCACGGAAATCTCTACCGAGATAATTTACCTCTTTCTTTACTAACTTCTTATTTGTTCCGTAATCTAACCTTGCTGGCATTTCTATTCTCCGATATTAAAATTAAATGTTATAGTTTCGAATGAGTCGGGTTCTAATGATACTGAAAACTCTAATGACACATTAACTTCATTGGTATCACTGGTTTCAAGAACTTGTATATCGATTATGTTTATATAAGGTAACCAAGAAGAAGTAGCATCTCTAATAGCTTCATCAATTCTATCTCGTAAACCTGGACCTTGTTCAAAAATAAGTTCTTTTAATCTTGAACCAAATTCTGGTTGCATTACCCTTTCACCCTTTGATGTTAATAGTAAGTTTCTTAAATTAGATTTTGCCTGTTCGAGTATAGTTTTTGTTTTATAAAAAAACCCCTCTGGACTATGGTCTAATGGAAACCTAATACCAACATACTTGTCGTCATTTTTATCTATTTCTCTTACACTCATCTATGTTTTATGGTCTATGACCTTCTTTCTTTTTATTAATTGCTTTCATTAATCCAGAATAATCACGAGTCAATGCATTTTGAACATCTTCAGGAACTGAATCTACACTAACACCTGCTTTTTTGATTGTGTCAACTGCTGCCATTTCTCTTGCTCGCTCTTTGTTTTGGACTCCACCTAAGTTTCCGTAACCCAATACTTCTGCCATATTGTCAGAACCTAACACTCCTCCGCCTAAAGACGGATATTCATCAGTTTGAGTTTCTTGTGCTTTCAAACTCTTAGTCTGATTCAATACTTCATTTAACGCTTTGTTTTTAGTGTATTGTTTTTTAGGTTGTTTTTTAACCACTGGCTTTGGTTTAGGTTTAGAAATAGTTTCTGATAAACTGATTTCTTTATCCTCGTTAATAAATATCTCTGTCATCTGTTTTTTGACTTCCTTACGGACAACTAATTCAATTATCTTTACTAACTCATTCTTCTTCATTATTACTCCTTGTTATATATTCTCACCCATTTTTACCAATTCAACAACTTGTGTTATTTGGTCTAACTTTGGTAAATCTTGCTGTGCTTGTTGTGCGTCCAACAATGCTTCTCTAACTTGTGGCGAACCACCTTGGTCAAGATATCTTTTTAAATCATCATTAGAAGCTCCGTCTGAAATCACATCTCTGATATCAGTTGTATCAATCGGTGGATTGTTTGGGTCTGCTTCGTAAGCATCAAGTGCTTCTATAATTGTTTGTGTTGAACCACCACCATTTTGTATAGCATTAAATGCTGCATTAAGTGCTTCAACTGCAGCTAATGTTCCTAATACTTGTGCTTGAGATTTAGCTATATTATCTTTTAGCTTATCTACATCATCTAAAAAAGTATCCCACTCTACTGGAAAATCAATAGACATATTATCTAATCCCAATGCTTTTTTCACATCATTTAAAGATACGGTTTTCCATTTCTTTTTATCTAACCAATCCATACTAAAGAAGTCATCAATCTCTGGCAACTTCTTTTGGAAAAATTTTAAATCTGATAAGTGACCTAATAAATTTAATGGGTTTGGAATACCAGGTCCCACAACTGGTGGTAATATCTTATTTGCTGCAGATTGAAGTTGTTGTTGTATATTCTCTACCTTTGGTCTTACCGCTTCCGCATATGATATAATGTTCTCTGGTAATAACTTTGTATCACCATCTAATTCTTGAGTAAATTCTTTTTTTACTCCTCTTGTATAATTATCAACCTTTTGATTAAAAACCATATTGATAGCATTTGCATTTTCAATATTGATATTCTTTCCTTTGATGTGAATGTCACCCTCTGCAAATATACCTATATCATCTTGTTTAGCATTCAATACAATTCTATCAGAATCAAAAACAATTTGTGGTTTACTATAATCAGTATTTAATAAATATTCATACTTTCTTGTTGGTAATGAATATTGAATTCTTTCTGCTGTTGTTATGTAAACTGATGACATATCAACTGATAAGTTTTCTTCACCGGCTTGTAAGCCAGAAACCAACTTAATGTGTGGTGAATTTTCTTCACCTAAAACTTGATTACTACCTAAGTGAATTGAGTTTCCAAATCTACCTTGAATAATAGTAGAACCTTCTCTACCAAAAAGTTTTTGTGCAAAAGTATCTTTAAAATATTCTCCCGACTTGTAGTCTCCTATTGTCTTGTCACTATTCAATACTGGAATTCTCTGATTTTCTGCACTAATACTTTTTGTATTACCAACTCCACTCTGATTAAAGTTACGAAGAAAATCTGGATTTACCAACAAGTCAGTATGACTTAATTGTCCAAGATAATAATGATTACCTTTAAAAGTCATAGCAACTAACAAATCACCCACAACTGGAAACTGAAGCACATTAGAATTTATTGGATAAAATATATTCATCTCGTCAATAGACTTTCCTTGTTGGGAAATTACATATCTACCTTTGACAACTCCAGGTACTGTAATTCCATTTTGTGCATTAGCACGATAGATATCCATTACTTCAAGAGCTTCTAATTCATAGAACTCATTTTCTTTTGCAAGACTTTTTAACATTACTTGCAATTCATTTGTAGTGACTACATCATTCCTTAACGGATTCTTTAAACCACCGCCGGTAGACTTAGTCTTTTTATAGGCCATTAGTTTCCTTTTTTATTAATCGATTCCAAGACTTCGTCTTGTTTTGTTTGTAACTCTTGAACATTCTCTTCTATAGCGTCCATCAATTGTTCTTTTTCTGCTTCTGTTAATCCGAACTCATCTCCACTATCTGATACTCGGTTTTCAGCTGCTGTAATTCTTTGAACGATAGTTGCCAACTTAACAAGTTGTTCATCGTTCTTTACATTGATTTCTAAATACTCTTTTAACATAGGAATTATTTGCACGGCTGTATCTCCGTCTTTGATAAACCCAACCACCTCTTTCATCAATACTTCTAATTGTTGTTTATTGGTTTTGGAATTATCATAGATGTCTTTGAACACATCTGATAGTGTTTTCCCTTTGAATATTTCGTAATCTGTTGACATAATTTTGTGCGTATTTTATCTAATAATAAATAGTAAAATGTTAAAAAATAGGGATATATATTTATATACCATCTAATTTTTTGTGGATTTACATATAGTTATTATACGAGTCGAATAAAAGCGACTCTTTTAGATGAATAAAAAGGGGAAACTAAAATGAAAAATACTATGGCAATGGTAGTAGATGTAGTGGCAGGTCTTAAAGATGTATTACTATCTATTATCGGTCTTGGGGTTCTCGTTCAACTTATATTTGTTGGCGGGTTCTTCGGTATGGACATTATTGGTAATCTAATTAGTTTAGTGAATTTGTTTGCAACAAGTGGATTCGCTGGATTTATATCACTATTGGTGATATTAGGATTACTGAATAAGTAACAATAATAAAGGTGGAATTAAAAAGGGGAATAGAAATATTCCCCTTTTTTTGTTTTAGTTTATAGGAAGAGTCATATGATGATACGGGTGATTTGGATTATTCTTGGCCAATTCCAAGAAGTCCAATTCTACCTCAATAGTTTCATCATAATTTTTCCATTCATCTACAATCTGTTGAAGTTCTTCATCAGTAGGAAATATTCCCTCAATGTTGAATCTGTTTAATATATCTAATAGTATTTTCATTTTATATCCTTTTATGTTTCAGTATACCTTTATTGGTATAGTGCAAACTTAAAGCAAATCTAATATAAATTATTTATTAAGAATAACCAAGAAACTTATGATTTTTAATCATCTGTTTAATAGTAATGTGTTCTTTTATTATTATCATAACACTATAATATAATAATACTATTTGTAAAAGTCAAGCTTTTTTTTAGAATTTATAGACATCATTGAAATTAGCCATAAATTCTGAATATTCTTGTAATTCATCTAACTCATCTTCATTCAATAAGTCACGACTAAATTTCTTTAAGAGTTTTTTAGCGTCCACCCATACTTCTAAGTAGTCATCATTTGAATTGAATTTTTCTGCTAATTTATAATTCCACTCTGCCCACCAAGTCCAATGAACTGCAGATGATACTTCTTGGTCTAACTTAAGAATACTCTTGTTGAAATACTTTGATTGTAATAGAGTGTTTTCAGTAGTATATTTTAGACCTGCGTGTTTTCTACCTAACTCGATTTTGGATTCTTCTGGATTTGACTCAACAAGATTGAAGTCTAAGTATTTAATAGTTGGTGCTTTTGAACTCCAAGACTCCAATGTTAATGGAATAATAGAGTATCTTAGATTTGGATTACTTGAACCTATCCAATATCTATCATACATCTCTGACCAATGATTTCCTACCATTTGTGGTTTTGTTTCTGTTGAACCAGAATTTAAAACTTGCGTATAAGTTGGAAGTATAACTTCACTAAAACGAGTTTCCATACCATTTTGTTGGTAAAATTCTTTATTTATATTACTCAAGTCATTAGTAAATTCTTCAAGACGATTATACATTTCGTCTAAAAAGTTTTTTGTAATTCTTCTAACTTGTGGTTCGTGATACTTACCAACACTACCTTTTTGATTCAGACTAATCTGTGCGATTGCTACGACACACGCAGAACCAAAACTTTCACTTAAAACATTACAATTATATAAGTTTAGATAAGCGTCTTTCATAGTAGGATTGTTATCTCTAAATTCTTTTGCTAACTTCTTAACTTTCTCATTGAAAGTATTCCAAGGTGTTGCATAATCAATAATATATTCAAACAACTTTGTATACCAAACTATTGTTTTATAATCAACATTATTGTCAATCATACCCTTTAATAGTTCAGTCCACATTTTTACACTTTGGTCACCACTTCTCAAATACCAATCTGATTTAGTTTGAGTAAAGTCTTTTGACATATGGGTAGATAAAAACAATGGAATAATATGAGTTGATTCTGCAACTCTTTTGTCGTATGAACCGATAGGTGTTGATAAACATTTTGAATTTGACGAACCCAACCAAACATCTTGTTCTTCACAATCATCTATGAATTCGTGTAACTTTAAAGTTTCGTTTAAATACTTTTCATATCCATTTTTTTGTCTATCATAGGTACTTAATCTCATCATAGACAATTGAAACTCAATCCAAGCATTAAGGATATTATTTAAAGCTTCAATTTCTTTACAATGTGTTTCTACAGTTTCTTTTGTACCTTCAAGTGCAAATGGTTCTTCATTTATATAATGATTAAATTCTGGAACTTTTTGACAAAGTACATTCAAAGAAAATCTTCTATCTATTTTGGAAACTGCTTTGTCAAATGAGTTATCTAAATCTTCCAAATAAGATTCTACATTTTCTAAAATTCTTCTTGCTCTAATATTATCTTCATTAGGGTATAGTTTGTTTTCTGGTATTTCAGCTATAAGATTTTTAATCATTTGTTTAGCTTCTGAAACTACCCAAACATCTGATTCATATTCAACACACAATATTTCTAATATGTGTCCTCTATCTTTAATATAAAATACATTAGCTTCTTGGTTTTTATCGATAAACTTTGAAGTAGGAACAACATTGATAGATGCCAATCCAGTTCCAAGTTTAAGCACATACTTTAATTTTTTTATCCTAACATCTTTTTTCTGTAAGTTAGGTTTTCTGTTAAAAGATGAATTGTATATTTTAATTTGTTTCTTCTGCCAAGTATTCAACTTTTTCTTTGATTTAGGTTTTTGGTTCTTTAGGCCCTTTTCTACAAAATGATATGCAAATCCCTTGTATAGTTTTCTAAGGTCATTTCCGTTTGTTCTAATAATTAACTTTCGGTAATCCTCAGTTCCAAGTTTGTATAACATATTTACCAAATTATCAGTAACATCTGAATATTCCGGTAAACCATTTACATACTTTCTAATACTATAACTATTTTTCATACTCTAATATATAACCTATTTTTGACAAAGTCAAGCTTTTTTTTATTTTTTTTATAAATTATCCCAACTACCTGTCCATTTGGTTTCAATCGAACCAGTGGTTAAGTAATTCTTTTGTAAATTAGTATGATGCTTTTTCATCACATTCACTACTCTTGTAATGTGTTGTGTATTTGAATTGGTCATCTCTCTAATCATAATGTAGAGAGCTTTCTTATTAAAGTTCTCAATGTTTTGACGATTCTCCATTAGATACAATACTGCGTTAGCAACATCCATATCTTGTTTTCTTTTGAAAACAGTAGTCAAATTGTTTGACCAATACTCAATGAATAAGTCAACATACTCTTTCTTTGCTTGAAGTAAATCATCCCTTGATGCTTCTGATAAAGGATTACGCTTGTAATCAGTTACTTCCTCACTATCGTGTTGTTTTAGTTTTTTGTAATTATTGTTGTTGTGTAGAATCAAATAGTTCTTAGCAACAATACTAAAATAACTAAATGCCTTACCCTTACCTTCAGTAAATTTATGCATATTCATATATAAGAATGAAACCACTTCGTGTTTAACATCCTCACTTGGAACATCAAAGTAATAAAACTTAAATGTGTGAATGATATTTTCAGCCAACTTTTCAAATGGTGTTCTGATATGTTCATTATAAATTCGTTCCCTCATATGTGGACGAGTTTCTTTGTTATGTCTAATAACTGCCTGTTCTGTTGAATCTGTAAAGTAATATCTTGTTGAACCTTTTTTAGCTTTTCTTGGCATTATTTAACCTCCAATTCTTTAGAAGTTTCAGCAACAAATCTTAGTCCTTCATCTGAAAAAAATAGATAATCATATAAGGTGCTCATACCAGAAGTAATCCATTTTAAATTCATCTTATGTTCTACCTTTGGCATTATACTTTTAAATGTATTGTAACTTACCTTATTATCAAGATAGTTTTCTAATGCAATTTTTAGTGGATGCTTTTCATCATAGTTTCTTTCAATCATTTATAATTCCTTTTCTGTTATTTGGTTTAATTCATCTACGGTAGATTTGATTGATTGGAATACAATCCCAACTTCATCATCGGCTTCAAAGTTTCCTTTGTCGTCAATTTCTTTTAACACTTGTTGAGTATCGATTATTCTTTGTGCATAATCCTCCACCCAAGTTTCTAATCTTTCAACTTTTCTTGTAAGGTTAAATATAACATAACCTTCAACTAAAGTCAAGAGAATAAATAAAATTAAAAAATAAATCATTTCTTTGCCTCCCCAAATAGTTCGTTAAATATGTCCTTTGCGTCTGATGATTCCGTATTAAACTTCTCTTTAACTTCAGTATCAACTGCTTGTTTTATATTCGTTACTGACTTCTGAACCTTTTCTGATTCAACCTTATCTCCTCGTTTCCATTGGTCTCCCTCAATGTGAGTTGCCATCATATCTGCTTGGTGTAAGATATAAGCGATATTACTTTTTAAAGTAAAGTCCTTGTTGTATCCTTTAAGGTATTTTTCATTACCTTCTTCATATAGTCCGTCTGTTAATCTTAGTCCAATATATTCCCATTCAGTCATTGGTATTTCAAAGTGTCCTAATATCCAACAAGCCCTATCAGTTACAGTCATATATTGTAATTCTGGATTGTGTGTAAATAACTCTCCACGATTTTTTACAAACCAATCATTTTCTTGTGGTAAATAATAATCGTGTTCTAAGTTTCCGACTTTACCTAAGTCGTGATGAAGAGCTGCAAATACTAATTCCTCATTAGTAAAATTAATTGTTGCTCCATTCTTTTCCCACATATCTCTGAGTTCTTGTGAGAACTTTACAATATGTAATATGTGTTCTACATATCCACCCACCATAGCATTATGGAAATGTTCTTTACCACTTGCTGGCGCTACTATCATTCTGTCTTCAAAAAAATCATACATCTTATTTAGCTTTTCTAATCTTTCACCACTAAATGTATTGTTAACAATTGTTCGTAAGTCTGTCCAATTGTTTGTAATTTGTTGTTCTGTTAATTGTTTCATTATCTTCCTATATCCTTCAGGTACTTTTCTTTTGCTTCTTCCCAAGAGATGTTAATCATACCTGAATAAAATAACTTCTCGGGTTTAATTCTGTTTTGTTCTAATAGGTTTTCATATCGTTTGATTGCTTTACGCTTCCACCAACTATCAATGTATTCAATATCTCTATCGAACATATTTCTAATTACCAATTGGTCTTCATTGATTTCACTTCTTAGAAATTCTTTTCCATTTTGATATATGTTAGCAAAGTAACAACCTCGTTTGAATCCGTGTTCATACTTTGCTCTCTTAATATCTAATTCTTTATATATCAATTGAATAATCTTTTGTTTGATACCCGTTACTGGCTGACCTGTTTTGGATGTTGTAACTCTTTTGTAATCCTCGGTTTTGTTTTCTTTTAACCATTGATGCCAAGTATCATAAAATGAATCATCTGGTTTTAAACTAATCTTACCTTTAGTTTCACCTAATGTTTTCCATTGTGGTATTCCATTATACATTGAATGAATACCATACAACGCTGTTGTTGATATACCGACTAATGTTTGTCCGTATAGTTTCTTCCAAGTATCACGAACAACCTTCGAAGTAACCATTTGTGCTACCAACTTACCACCCAACATATTGAAACCTAATGGTTGAACACAACATATAGTTGTTCCGATTGCAGTGTGATTTAGTTTTCCGTCTTGGAATTTGTTTTCTTTAGACCAACCAA